CAGATCGCCCTCGGCCATGCTCCCGAACAACTGTCGGAGGATGGTTCGGGTCCTGATCCGGCCGAAGAACTCAGCACCGTGCATCATATCGGCGGTGAACATCACTACGAACACCGGCAGATGCGATCGAAAAGCGATCGAGGAATTAGCCGCGAATCGAGAAGCTAATCGCTGATGCGTCTACCTGCGACCATCCGTAATCTGGCGTCGGCCGTCCTCCGGGCGGCCGAAGGCCAGTATCGTCCCGGCCCGTGGTATCTGCCGGTCACGCACGGATGGCTGCCGGCTGACGTCGGCAATTCGATTAACTGGTGGCAGAACGGGCACACGCCACAGCTACTTGGCGCCAACCTCGCCATCATCGAGGCGTGCGTGTCGGCGTATGCACAAACAGTGGCGATGTGTCCAGGGAACCATTGGCACGGCAACAACAAAGGCGGGCGCGACCGCGTCACCAACTCGGCGCTGTGCCGTATTCTGCGGCGGCCGAACGACTATCAGACGATCAGCGATTTGTTGATGAATGTAACGCGCCAGCTTTACATGGAAGGCAACGCGTATTTGTTGTGCATGCGCAATGCCCGCTACGAGATCAGCGAATTGCACATGATGGATAATCGCTATTGCCGCGCGTTGATCGACGGCGACGGCGAAGTACATTACACGCTTGGCGGCAATTGGATCGTGCAGAACAGATACGGGCCGCTGACGACCGTGCCCGCGCGCGATGTGCTGCATATCAAGCTACACGTTGACCAGCTTCGCAATCCGCTGCGCGGCGAAAGCCCGCTCGCGTCCGCTTTTCTCGACGCCATGACCGCGCAATCAATCCTGGCGCAGCAATATCAGTTCTATCAAAACCAAGCCAAGCCCGGCTTCGTGCTTTCGACCGATCTATTGTTGGACAAAGATCAAGTCAGCGCTTTGCGGGATCGCTGGATGGAGCAGACCAGCGGGCAAAACGTCGGTGGCACGCCGATCCTGACCGGCGGGTTGAAGCCGCAAGGCTTGCCGATGGCCACGTTCCGCGACGCGCAATTGGCGGAAGTGCTGAAGATGAACAACGAAGGCATCGCCATGGCTTTCCGCGTGCCGCCGCAAATTATCGGCATTGTCGAAAAGGGTTCATTCCGCTCGACCGAAGCACTGATGCAGGGGTGGGTGGCGAGCGGCCTGGGGTTCTGTTTGAACCACATCGAGGAAGCATTCGGCATGGCGTTCGGCTTGGATGGACAGCCAGATGATTATTTGGAGTTTGACACCAAGGCGCTGTTGCGCTCGGCGTTCAAGGATCGCATCGACGGTTTGGTCAAAGCGGTGCAGGGCGGTGTCATGTCGCCCAACGAAGCCAGAAATGAGGAAGATTTAGACTCGGTCAAATTCGGGGACGAGCCGAGAGTCCAGCAGCAAGTCGTTCCCTTGTCCGCAGCGGCAGCCATCCCGAGCACGGGACCATCAACAAAAATTCCAGCATCGCCGCCTAGTCCCTCGCAACCCTCGCAGTCGCCTTCTTCTCCGGCGGCGCCAAAAATAGATGAGGCAGGACGCGATGCATTCCGACGACGAGTACACAACAAGTCACTCCAAATCGAACGGGAGCGACAGCGGCAATTACAATGATGTGTTGGCGGATGAACTGGGCGACATCGTTGCTCAGTATCGGATGCAATGGGCGCGCGAGAAAGCAGTAATCGAGGCGCAAAGCCGCGAGGCCGTTGCCACGCTGCGCGCTGAATTGCTGCAACTGCGCTATTCCTGGGAAGCCGCCTTCCATCAACGCCTCGCCCAACTCAAGGACGGCGAGCGCGGCGCCCCCGGAATCGATGGCACGCAAGGTCCGCAAGGGCTCCGGGGTGAGCCCGGCGAGCCCGGCGCCCCCGGAGAGCGGGGCGAGCCCGGTGAGCCCGGACGCAACGGACTCGATGGCCTAGCCGGCGCGATCGGCCTCGCCGGACCGAGCGGCGAGCGCGGTGAGCCCGGGGCCGTCGGCGAGCGCGGCTTGCAAGGGCCGCAAGGGCTGCCCGGTATCACAGGCGCCCCCGGCATCGCAGGCGAGCGGGGCGCCCCCGGTTTGCAAGGCGAGCGCGGGGAACCGGGCGAGCCAGGGCGCAATGGTGCGGACGGCGCCATCGGGCCAGCCGGACTCATGGGGGTTCAAGGTTTGCCGGGCGAGCGAGGTTTGCCCGGGGAGCGCGGGGAAGCAGGCGAGCCCGGGCGCAATGGCGCCGACGGTATCGCCGGACCGCCCGGGCCGATGGGCCCGCCGGGGCCCACAGGGGCCGCTGGGGAGGCTATTCGGGGCGAGGTAGGCGAGCCGGGCAGGAACGGCGCGGAAGGCCGCCCGGGGCCGCCTGGGCCACGCGGCGAGCCCGGTTTGGCCGGACCGAAGGGCGAAACGGTCAAGGGCGACCAGGGCGAGCCCGGAAGAAACGGGCTCGATGGCGCCCAAGGGCCGATCGGGCTGCAAGGACCGCCGGGGCCGATCGGGGAGCGAGGCGCCCCCGGTCAGAACGGCCGTGACGGCTTGGCCGGGCAAGTCGGCCCGGTCGGCATGCAGGGCCCGCAAGGCGAGCGCGGGGAGCAAGGTCCGCGCGGCAGCGTCGGGAAAGTCCTGCCGTGGTCGGATCGGATTTTCTACGCCGGGGAACTGGTTACGCACGGCGGCGCGTGCTGGCAGGCGATCAACGACACCGCGAAAGAACCGACCGCCGTCGGCAAAGACTGGCAAGTCATTGCTGCATCTGGCGCCCCCGGCGCGTCGTTCACGGTGAGAGGCACCTATGACCCGCAGCAAGCGTACAAAACGCTCGATGTTGTGGTGGTCGATCACGGATGGTTCGTGGCTCGACGCGACAATCCCGGTGCCTGTCCTGGCGGGGGTTGGCAGTCAGGGCCCGTCGGTAAGCGCGGCGAAAAAGGCATCCCGGGCGAACGCGGCGCCAAAGGCGAGCCGGGCAAAACGGCGGCGCACTGGGTCGGCGTCAAGCTCGACGGGTTCGACGTCGTCACGGTGATGTCGGACGGCACCTTCGGCCCGCGCTTTTCACTTGCACCGATGTTCGAGAAGTTCGAGGCCGAGCTACGGAGTCGGTGATGCAACAACTTCTGAACGTGCTGACCCCGGCGGCGTCGCAGGACCTGATCAGTCTTGCCGACATGAAGATGAAGCTCGGCATTCCTAGCACCGACACGTCGAAGGATTTTCTGCTGCAAGAGTTGATCAGCAACACGTCGGAACTGATCGCCACGTTGTGCAATCGCGTGTTTGCTTACGAGGAAGTCAACGAGACGTTCTACCAACTCGATGACGGCTACAGCCGGCGGCTCTATCTTTCGCGGTGGCCGGTCAAGACCGCCGACATCACGGTGTTCACACAAGTCGATAGCGACACTGACCTGTTGCCGACGCTCAATAGTGGTTGGTTCCTCGAAGAAAAAACCGGCACGCTCTACGGCCAGCCCGATCTCGGCTATTGGTACGGGACCGTCAGTGTCACTTATTCGGGCGGTTACAATCTGCCGACCGAAACACCGAACTCATTGTTGTTCGCATTCGAAGCACTGGTGCGTGAACAGTACATGAGTTGGATACGCGCGCCGTCGTCGTTCGGGGTGAGGCAGATACGACATAAGGAATCAGCCATCGGTTACTACGGGCCAAACCTTTTCCCCACGACCGGCCTGCCCGCGACGTGGACAGCCGTGCAAACCGTGCTCAACAAGTTCATGCGCCACTGGGTCTGATCATGAAACATCAACAAGTCACCGCCGAGAGTGCCATTACGCTTAAGCGTCCAGCCGAATTCGTCTGGCGTGCGGCGGCGGCCACGCTGCGCGGCTTCGTCGGCGGCATGTCGCCGACAGTGATGGCGCGCAACATGTACGGCGACGATCCGGTGACGCCGCTGGTGCTGCGCGGCGCCACCACGCAAGCCGTCACCAGCGTTCCGGCTTGGGCTGGGGCAGTGGCTTTCCAAAGCGTGTCGCGGGCCATCGAGGAAGTCGTCGCCTTGTCGGCGATCGGCGCGGTGCTGCGCGCGGGCGCGCTCAATGTCGATCTTGGCCGCAACGCCTCAGTGCGCGTGCCCGGCCGCGCCACGTCGCCGGCTGACGCCGGGCAGTGGGTCCAAGAAGGCCATCCGATTCCGGCGCGCGCCCTCCACCTGCTGGGCGGTCCGGTGCTGTCGCCGACCAAGCTGGCGGTGTTGGTCACCATGACGCGCGAGATGACAGAGGCGAGCAATATCGAGGATGTGGTGCGCATGTTGTTGACGGAGGCGGCCAGCATCGCCCTCGATGCCGCGCTGTTCTCGACCAATGCGGCGACGGCGGCCATGCCTGCGGGGATTCTGCTCGGCATCACGGCGTTGCCGGCGACCACCGGCACCGGGCTCGGCTTCGATGCCTGCGGCCAGGACCTTGGTAATCTCGTGCAAGACATCGCCTCGCGCGGCGGCGGCGCGCATGCGTACTTCATCGCCGCGCCGCATCAGTCAACCGCCATCCGGTTCTGGGCCGGTGGCCAATTCGGCCGCACCGTGGACGGCGACGTTCTGCCGGTCGCCGCGTCCGCCGGTCTGGCGGAAGGCACCGTGCTGGCGATCGAGCCCGCCAGCCTCGCGCTCACCTTGAACGATCCGCAGTTTTCGGTCGCCAACGTGGCGACCGTGCATCAGGAAGACACCACGCCGCTCGACATCGTCAGCGGTGGCACCGTGGCGACGCCGGTCAAATCGATGTTCCAGACCGACGCGCTGGCGCTGCGCATGACCTTGACAGCGAATTGGGGCATGCGCGCGCCGCACGTGTCCTACATCACCGGAGTCGGCTGGTGATCGACGTCAGCATCGATGTTGATGCGCTCACGGAAAAGCTCGCCGCCGAACTGGAAGCGCTCAAGGCGTTCGTTCCAGAGATGGCCGAAGAACTGACCGACTGGCAGCGGCAAGACATGCACCGCCAGTACCCCAACACGCAAGAAGATCAGGACTCGGCGTCTACGGATATCTGGCCGCGCTCGCGGCTCAGCGAGGAAGCCGTTCAGAAAGAGCGCGCCAACCGACGCGCCTACTTCATGCGCCGCCAGCGCAGTATCAGAAATGTCGGGCCGCGCCGCCAGCCGGGCGGTGGGCAACGCTACCGAAGCCAGCGCCAGATTCTGCGCGATGTGTTGTTTGATCAACTCGAAGATCGCATGGACGCGCTGATGATCGAGAAACTCGGATGGCCGTAAATTTCGAAACCAGTCTCTATTCTCCCGAGCAGGATCAGTTCGGGCGGCCGATCACGGTCACTCCAATCGCTTCGCAGCCCAACGTCGGGGCCTACGAGAACCGGGGCATTTACGATTCCGGGCCGATCAACATCCTGCTCGATGACGGATCGATCTTTTCCGACCAGCGCACAATCGTTGACATCTGCGCCGCTGAATACGCCGTGCCGCCGAAGCAACTAGATCAGATTTCGATTCCGTATGATCCGGCCAGCGGGCTCCCGCCGCTCGGCGACTTCGAGATCACCAACGTGATCGACAACGGCGGCGGCGAATTGACGTTGGAACTGAAAAAGATCGTGTCCTAAGCCAGCACCCTACTACTAAATACATATAAAGGGCCGAGCATGACTGTCAGTTATGCCGCATCGTTGAGATCAGCGCGGATGCAAGCTGTCATCGCTGCGATCGATGCCAATGGTGCGGCCAGCTTGGAAATCGGCAGCAGCGGGATGGCAACGCTGTTGGTGACAATCGCCTTGCCGGCGCCGCCGTCGTTCACCGAAGCGAACGGCATCATCACCATGGCCGGCGTGCCGCTGACCGGCGTGGCGGCGGCGATGGGCCACGCGCTCAGCGCGCAAATCAAAGACGGCGCCGGCAATGTCGTCGTGTCGGGACTTATCGTCGGCGAATTCAGTGGCGACGTCATTCTCAGCGACGCGGATATCGTGCAGGGCGAGACCGTCACAATATCGAGCGCGATGATCACACACTCACCATGAGTATCGATTGCAGAATCAGAGCCGCCGAAGCGCCCGACACTTGCGCGGTAACGATCCTGCCCGGCGCGGTCGGCAGGATCGAAGCCAGCGAGGCGCCAGATATTTGCAACATCGCGGGCGAAGCCGGTGTCGTCGGTCTGTTGCCGCAGAGCGACGCCTACAACATCTGGCAGGCGTTCTTTGATCGCGTGTCGGTCGATAGTTTCTTTTCCGGTTACACCATCCGCCCGACCGTCATGTTGCCGGTGCAGGCGAACTTGCTTCCGTACCTTGGCATTTACATGGGTGACGAGGATATGCGCCCCGATGGCGATGCCAATGCGGGCATGATCCGCTTCAACCATTCCGGCAAGATCGGCTTCTCGATCATCATCGCCAACAACAATCGCAAGCAACTATTACAGCAAGTCGATGCAGCGTTTTGGCGCATCATGGGGTTGCTGTGGACCGATCAGGACTTGATGAACGTTCTGGTCAACAGCAATCCCGAAGGTGTCGGCATCGAAAGCATCCCGCGCGGGCAACGCAAATTTGTCTGGGGCTCGACCGGCGCCAACAACGAGACGCCGTTTTGCGAATGCCGCTACGACGTCACTGCGTTCTGGCGCTCGGAGTGGTGGCCGCCGATCACTGACACGCTGGACGAGATCAACATCAAGACCGGCGTGAAGATCGGCGAGACGCCAGCACAGATGGCGCAACGTCATCAAGTCGAAGTCGATATCGTTCTGCAAAGTGACGGCACAACGAAAGGATCAGGCAATGGTCAACGTCAAGTTTCAAGCCCATACTCAACAAAGACGCCCGCGAGTCCCTATCGGCCGGACGCGTTACCAAAAGCCAGGAATCCGCGTCGAGCCCCGCGATAGCGACATGCGCCGCTTGTTGATGCATCCGCAAGCCGGCAAGTTCCGCTCGCAAGGCTCGATCGAATGGCCCGATGATCAGTACACGCGCCGCCGCTTGGCCGATGGCTCGATCAAGCTCGCGCAGCCGCCGCAGCCGGCGCAACCGGCGCCAGCCGCACCCGTCGCAGAATCGCCAGCCACCGAACCGGAAAAGCCAGCGCCCCCGCAACGGGCGCAGCCGCAGCAGTATAGAGCGCGTGAAACGCCAAAGCGTGAGTCGAGGCCCGAGCAAGAAACAAACGAATAGCGTCTTCCGCCCCCAAGCCCCCCACGAAGACGCTAAGCCGGTGTGGGCTCACCCGCGCTCACACCGGCACTGATCTAATCTTCGACGTAGTCGCCGTGGCGATAGTTGGGATTGTTCTCGCCGTTCACGCCGCCGCGTTCAGCGATCTTGTCGCGCATCTTCTGCTTGGCCGCCTCTGACGTGATCTTGCCGTAGTTGGGATTTTTGGCGCCAGTGTAATCGCGTTTCTTGATCTTGATGCCGAGCTTGACGTCTTTCGACGTGCGCTCGCGCTCAGCCGGATCAGCATAACGGCGCAACGCCGCTTGTCGCATCTTCTCGCGTTGCTCGGGCGATTTGGGAATGCCTTTTTGAGCGTGTCCAAACTGTCCGCCCGGTAATTCATTCCAACCTATCCGGGCGACTGGTCGCAGCATTTGTTCAAGCGCGATGCACTGTTTGATAGTTCCTTCAAACAAAACCTTTCCTTCATACGACTGTGCTGGAAACTTCGACTCTACACGATGTCGATAGAGCCGATGGGGCCAGTCACAGGTTACGCCAACGTACCCATGCTGTAGCGGAGCCTCACAACTCGAATCGTAAAGCCAATAAACAACGGCTCTTTTCGGGCGCGGCATCGGGATTTCCTTCAGTCAGGTGCGAACCACTAACAGCGCAGCCTATCAAAGCTGTGCAATCTTGACAATGGCCCGGAAGGAGCCTATGAAAAATGCCGATTTCATTCGCACAAATCCCGCAAAATCTGAAGGTCCCTTTGTACTGGGTGGAGGTGGACCCCTCCATGGCTGGTCTGCCGTCAATCAACCTGCGTGCGTTGATTGTTGGTACGGCGACCGGCGGCACGGCTGAGATGAACATCACGATTCCGATTGGATCGCAGGCGATGTCGTCGCAGTTCTTTGGCGCCGGGTCGGAGATCGACCGGATGTTCAAAGCGTACTACGCCAATAATTTCGCAAACGAGGTTTGGGGATTGCCTGTTCCGGCATCGGTCAACTCGGAAAAAGCCACGGGCGAGATCAAGATCACATCGCCCTGCACGGCGGCGGGCACGATCGCGCTCTACATCAGCGGCGAGCATGTGCCGACCAACATTGCCACCACCGACACCACGGACGACATCGCCAACGCGATTGTTGATTCGATCAACAACTGGTTCGGGATCGGGACGATTGGCAATGCGACGTCGTTGCCGGTGACGGCGACGATGACGCCAGCGGTGGCGAGCGCGTCGCAGACCATCAACGCGGCGACGTGGAGCAATACGCCGACCGGACAGGCGACCTACACGACGGCGGCGCCGCACAACTTCACGGTTGGCGAGCAGGTGCAAATCACCGGCATTACGCCGGCCTCCTACAACGGGACGTTCGTCGCCCAAACCGGCAC